CTCCTCTGCCCCCAGGAGATCCCCCAGAACCTCCACCTTGTCCACGTCTACCCTGACCGTGGTCACGAGGCGAGGTCGTCAATGTCGGGGTCGTCGCTCCCTCCCCTTGGCATGTTCAAGGTATAGCCCCCGAAGCGGCTCCGCTCCATGTCGGGGCGTGCGTTCCTCTGCTCCTCGGTCGGGCTGAGGGTGGAGTTCGTAGAGGGGAGGAGCCTCCTCCCGCCTCCTTCGGTGGAGTCGATCTTCAGGAGGAGGCGCTCCCAGCGCTGCCTCTGCTTCAGGGCGGTGGAGGTCTCCACCCCAGAGTAGCTGTAGAGATAGTAGATCACCCCTACGACCCCAGCAGCGACGTGGGAGGCCAGCGAGGAGTCTAGGTCCAGCCCGGTCTCTGACTTGAACTCTGCGCTCGCGTCAGCCACGGCATAGCCTAGGACGGTGGTGTTGACTGAGGTCGCAGAGGTGGATCCCTGGTTCGTTAGCTCACGCAGGAGGTTGGTGCTGATCCTGTTGGTTACGTCGTCTGCGAGGGCCATGGGTCTCCATTAGGGGTCGGTGATCGTGGGGCTGCCCGCGTGGGGAAGGTAGCGCCCATAGGCTCTCCAGAGCCACTGCTGGATCTTCGAGTCGCTCCCTGTGAGGGCGTCTGTGATCGTGAAGGAATCGTCGAGGAGGAAGTCATTGGCTCCCGTCCCCGAGGCTGGGCTTATCGTCAACCAGGTTCCGTCGAAGCTGTAGAAGGGGCACAGCACCACCTCGTCAATGAGGATCGTGGAGGTAGCGAGGGAGGTCACGGCCAGGGTGATCCCAGCGTTCGCCGCGTTGAACCGCGAAGGCCAGAGGTCCCGATCCAGGCTCAGCCTGCACCTGTTCCAGGCTGCGTTGCTCAGGCTCCCAATCGTGAATGCCTGCGTCTGGCTTCCCATGGTCACGGTCAGGGTCCCCGTGGCGTTGCCCTCCCTGTATACCCACATCTCCAGGTAGTAGGGGGTGGCAGGGTCCAGCGTGGCGTTGGCGGTCTCGAAGGTCTGGGTGATCGCTGCATTGCCCAGCCAGCGAACAGCGGTGGGCGTGGTGTCTCCCACGGTATCCCTGGCTGTGATGTCAATGTCGAGCTGGAGGGAGGTGATCGCTCCGGTGCTCACCGTCCAGTCCGTGAGGGTATCAGAGGCCCCGAAGGTGCTAGGGACTCCTGCGGTGGGAGCAGTCGCAGAGTAGGAGCTGAAGGAGGGGTTGCTCAGCAGGCTCTGGTTGGAGGTCCTGCACTGCGCGTCCCTGCGGAGGAGCCCCGAGCCTGCAATGGTGATCGCGTCGAGCCCTCGGTTCTGCCCTCGCACCTCGAATATCTCCTCGTGGAGGAGAGCTCCAGACTGGGCGTCGCTCACCACCTTGAGGGTCTTGATCTCCATGAAGCAGGCTTCAAGGTCGTAGTTGGACTCGTCCTTCGTCAGGCGGTAGATCGCTCCGCTGCCTGTGTTCGTCCCCGCTGCCACGGGGTCGTTGAAGGTGATCCCTCTGCTCTTGATCGTCTTGGAGTTGGTCACGAAGTAGTCGTAGATCCTGGAGATAACGGTCTGAACGTCCCTCTCTGGGGTCAGGACTATATGGTGGGCATAGGCCACCAGGATCGGCTCCAGCACCGCAGAGGCAGCCCCTAGGGCAGAGGCAGCCCTGGAGCGGAAGAGGTAGGCGGAGTTTGTCGCCGCCTGGTCGAAGTCCGACTCAATGCTCTGGAGGTAGGTGTCCACCAGGGTGGCAGCGCTGGCGATCAGGCCTGTCTTGGTGTCCTCCAAGAAGTCCACAGCATTCTTGAGCTGGGTCTCAAGCTCGCCTGCACTCGGGGAGGCCACCCTAAGCTACCGACTGCTGCTGCGTCTGGGTGCCTTCTCCATCTTCGACTTCATGGGCGAGGCTGCCAGGGTCTCGTAGGATTGGACCTCTGCGGGATTGGTCTCCTCCGCGTGGACGTAGAGGTACTGCTCCACGGGGAGGTCCTCGGGGCGAGGGGTGTAGACCCTGGAGCGAATGTCATGGACCCGTGACACGACCTTCTTCCCCCGGGTGGAGCGAATGACCCGAGTCTTCGCTGCCTCTCTGATCTTGGCGATCTGCTGCTGGGTGAGCTTGACCACCGCTCCCTGGATCTCCTTCCGCTTCGTCTCGATCCCGAAGCCTGAGACCACCTCACTCCTGCGGGGGAAGCATTGCCCACCCACGGTGATCTGGTGAACGGGGCACGTGGGGATAACCCCGATACGGTAGACCTGGGCTCCCTCTTGGGTGACCACGGGACCTCCTAGTTGTTGATCTTAATTGTGCTGTAGGGGAGATTGATTCCGTAGCCAGCCCTCATGTCCAGCAGGCTGGAGAGGATCCGATAACGACGTGCCCGCTCGGAGTTCTCGCGGGTCTCGTCGATCAGGCGGGGAGCCTGACGAACGGTCTCGAAGAGGGGACGAGGGAGGGCCTCGCTGCCCAAGAAAATGAACCAGTCGTCGTCGGTGATCCTGGCGGTGGGCCAGAGCTTGACCTGGCCAGAGTAACCTTCGATCACAGTATTGGTCACCGCAGCGGAGTTCAGGGTGCGGGTCTGGAGGAATGCCTGCGAGAAGGCCTCCATGTTCCCAGCGCCGAAGACCACGGTCACGCCACCGTCAGCAATGCCTTCCTCTAGGAGGGGCTCCCCTTCGGTGTCCTGGAACTGTGAGGCCTGGCTGATCGCTGCCCAGAAGTCCTGGCGAATGTTCGCGCCCGTGGAGACATCGCTCCCCGTGAGGAGGTTGCCGTTGGTCACCCCGAACCGAGCGCTCCCGCCAGCAGTCGTGGCGTAGAGGGCCGCACCGTCTGGTGCCAGAGGCACGGCCTTCAGCAGGGAGGCGTTGGAGCTGCCCGTGAGAATCTGGAAGGCGACCTGCTCACTGAGGGCCGCTGCCCGCTTGGCGAGGCCCGCAGCGACCTGGCGAATGTCGCCGACCTGGAGGTCTTCGAGGTCGTCCTCGTAGTAGCCTATGGAGGCTCCCCAGGTCAGGTTCTCCACCGAGTAGGAGATCGCCTTGAAGGCGTCCTCGCTGATCGCCTCTCCTCGGTCCACCCTGGAGATCGTGGGGGGGCTCTCCATGTAGCCGAAGAACTCCTTACGGCGGGAGCTTGGGACCCCTAGGCGCATGATCGAGGGCAGCTTGGTATTCCGCCCCACCACGTCACGGTAGGTTTTTTGGAAGGCTGCGTTCGTGTCTCGGAAGAGGTCGTCGCTCGTCGGGACTACTGTGCTCCAGGGCATCTTAAACTCCTAACCGTGGTGCGAGTTTGACATACAGATCGAATGCGCCAGAGGTGCGGGTGCCTCCACTGCTTGACATCTCCACGCTGATCAGGTCGCCTGCATGAACTACGTTGGCAGCGGTGATCGCGGTGCTGGAGATCACTGTTCCAAGCGTCCCTGAGACTGAGGTGCTGCATGTGATCACGCCTCCAGTCACGTCCGTCGTCCCGATCTCCAGGTTGAGGAGGGTCGTCCCGCCTGACCCGACGAACACCGTGCTGGTGACGTAGTAGAACGCCTCAATCGAAGCGTGGTAGGGGGCTGGGTAACTTGTGAGGAGGTCTGCGTCTGCGGTGGCTCCGAACATGAAGTGACCAAGGTGGAGAACCTGGATCCCCTGCCCTCCCAGATCCACTGCTGCCTGAGCTGCAGTCCCGAATATGAGCACGTCACAGGTGGTGCTGCTGCTCCACTCGTTGACGTATCCAACGGGGGTCCCCAGGGTGGGGCGGGTCAGCGTGAGGGTATTGTTATCGGTGAGGTAGACGACCTTCCCGATGTCTGCCCTGCTGGCCACGCCAGTGACCGTGGCCTGGGGGTAGACCTTCGGCTCCACGTTGAGGCGATTCTCAGGAGGGATCGTGGCGGTGGTGTCGCCAAGCACCTGGGAGTCAAGGTGGCCCCCGAGGAAGATCATCCCCTTCTCGTCGTCAAACCCGTCGAGGTAGCCCTGCGTGGTGGCGTGGTCAGGTCCTCGAAGGCCCGCCCAAGCTCCTGCGTAGGTCTGCACGGAGTTGGCGACCTCAGCAGCGAGGCCAGCAGCACCCTTGACGGCGCGGGTGATCGAAGCGGTGAGGTCAGCCATTAGTTAGTTCTCCCGGCAGCGGCTCGTGTCGCTGCGAAGTAGCCTTCTGCGTCCATGTTGATTTCGAGGTATTCCCCGAGGTCCATCTCAGGCTTGGTCGCCTTGTAGGAGCGGTGGAGGGATCGTGCTAGTTCCAGGACCTCAGGCCCTCCTGTCGCGTACTTGGAGACCTCCTTCGGGTCGATCCCTGAGGAGCCTCCGGGGGCTCGAAGCTCACCACGGAAGCGGGGGTCGGGCTCCACTGGGGAGAGCTGCTCCAGGGTGTCAGCGAAGACACCAGCAGCGACCTCACCCTTGCTCTTGGCCACCGCGTAGAACTTGTTGAGGTAGTCCTCACTGAAGCCACGGGAGCGGAGAGAGGAGGCTCGCTCGTCCAGCCGCTTGGCCTGCTTCATGGCCTTCAGCTCTCCCTGCATTTTCCCGAGGGTCGCCTGGAGTGCCATGAGCTTGGCTTCACCGGCAGCAGAGGCAGCCAGGGACTTGCCCACTTCGAGGGGCTCCTGCTTGCTCATGGGCGGGGACTTCTCCTCCCGCTCCTTCTCCTCGTCCTCTGCCTTCTCTTCGCTCTCCTCCTCTTCCTCCTCCTCGTCTTGCTTGTTCGCACCGAGGGCCTTGGCTATGGCCTCCATGCTGGAGAGGAGCTGCTGCGCCCATGCGGGGGGAGCGTCCTCTGCCTTCTCCACTGAGGTCGTGCCTTGATCAATCATGCTTGCTCCGAAGTTGAAGAGGACGGCTGCTCTCCCGTGGCTGGCTTGGTAGGCCAGCACGGGGGTCTGGGTTTTCTTGAGAGGGGTCTCCTTCCCCACTCGGAGGAGGGGGAAGCGGAAAAACGGCACCTCGTCGTCGAGGAGCGCAAGGGAGTCAATCTCTGCGCGGGAGGTGTCGAGGATCTCCACGCTGCGGTAGGGGAGCTCCCCGCCTCTGATCCTGTCGTAGACCTCCTGCTTCACCCCAACGAGGTCAGCGAAGATGGTCGGGATCGGGCTCCCCCCGTGGGGGTGGTCAGCCACGCGGGTGAGGCGAACACGCCCCGCTGCCTCCACTCCCTCCTCGCCATGGTGGCGAATGTGGAGAGGCGGGTAGTAGCCCTCCTGGTGGCGGGTCTGCGCTGCCTTGAGGGCCTTCATTAGCCAGGAGCGGGAGAACACCAGAGGCTCGCTGCCTCGGTTGTCAACGTGCGCACCGAACACGGGCACGTCGTAGATCGTCCAGGTTCCGTCCTTCGCCTGCTCCGCCTTGTAGGTCGGGGAGGGGCTGGGGGTCTTGGTGGAACTAGGCACGCCCCGAGGCTATGGGTGCGCGTCTCCGCTGGCGAAGGTATACTTAGTCTGTCCTGTAGACCTTGGAGGGCAAGCCATTGTCAAGATCGCCACTTAATCAGTCGATCACCTTCCGTGCCTCCAGGGAGACTATCGCAGAGATCAAGGCAGCAGCGGGGAGGCTCCACCCCTCCCAGTGGGTGCGCTTCGTCGTGGAGGATGCTCTACGGATTCGGGACGGGGTTAGCGGTAGTTCGGAACCCCTCGTCAGGCCCCGCCCCCGAAGGGACCCGCTGGGCCCTGAACCCGTCCTCGGTGACGACTCCCCGGCGTAGAGCTTCCCTCCTGCCCACCAGCTCCAGGGCACAGCGGCAGTTGTAGCCCAGGGGTGGGCGGAGGTCGTCCCAGACGGGGTCCTCGGTGGCAGCCACGAACTTGTGGGCTGCCTGGTGGTTGTCCCGCACGTCTACGTCCCCAGCGGTCACATACATCCACGCGCCGATCTGCCTCCTGAACACGGGGTCCTTCGCCTGCTCGATCCTCCCCCGCGTATAGGCCGAGGCCATGTTCGTGCGGTAGACAGTCTCAGCGTAGGAGCGGGAGAAGGTGAACTCCTCGGGGTCGCCCTCCCTGATCTTGTCGAGGATCCGCCTCGTGGCTTCGGAGGGGGAGAGGCCCTCCCGCATTGACCTGGCAATGGTCCCCTGGACGTGGGCGGTGATCTTGTCGGAGGAGCTGCGAGCAATGGCGAAGCCTCCCTTGAGGTAGGCCTCCTG